CGCTTTCTACCGCCTCAACGATCCGATGGACGACGTTGTTGGCGGCTACCTCATCAAGAACCCCCAGCGTGTTTGCTGGGACTCACTCACACAGACATGGATCGAAGCATGACTACACTCACCACCCTGCGCTCAGTGCTTGAGGCGCTGACAAACACATTGCCAACGATGCACAAGAACACGACTACTCTTGGCAAGGTCAACTACCACGCAGCCAAAGACGCCATCACCGACATGACCGCACTCATTGCAGACATGAAGAAGGCCGAGCCAGTTGAAGATAGTGATCTGTTGGCCGCTCTTGCAGAAGTGCGTGACCTATTCCCGATGCCCAAGCATGGAAGCCCTGTTGAGCGCGAGTGGGCGGCAGCGATGGCAGACCCATACAACGTGCCAAATTACGTCAGGGCTTGTATCGCGCAGCCAAAGGCCGAGCCAGTGCAGGAGCCGAAATGAATATAAATTCATGCCCTTTTTGCGGTCAACAGCACACCCTAGAAATTATCCGAGGCTCCGAGCTTATGGATGAAGATCAAGAATACTGGATGCACTCTGAATCGTTTGCCGTAATTTGTAGTGCTGCAAAGCCAAACGGAAAAGGCGGCTGCGGTGCAACTGGCGGATTTATGCAAACTGAAGTGGAAGCCGTCAACGTATGGAACCGTCGCGCCGCCGCACCCCAAGCAATGCCAGTGCAGGAGCCGGTGGCAAAGGATGTGAATTCAGCTCACACCCTTCCATCCTCTGATTGCATCCTCTCAAATAACGATTACCACGAAGCCGAAATTGCAATAATGGGACACCGCCTTTTTCGGGCTGTTGAGCGCATGACAAACCCAGCCGGAGAGTCGGCGCATGAAATGGTGGATTGGCTTTGCGACGATAGCGGCATGTTCAAGCTGTTTGAAAAATACTTTTCTCCAGCCGCCGCACCCCAAGCAAAGCCGCTGATTACCCGTGAGCAGCACTTTGCATTGCGCGAAGCCTTTGCCATAGGCGCTGCCGATTCATATTTTGAAGCCTATCCAACGCACGATAACAGCGTTGGTCGAATGATTTTTGAGCGTGGCTTTGTGCGTGGTTTTGACAGCCATGAACGCGCCATCGAAGCCGCCCACGGAATCAAGGAGTAACAACGCCAGCCACATAATCCTGAAGCGACTTAACAGTATCGCTTAGGGATTGAGCATCTCCTGCCACCTCTTCATATCGCCTGATGCATTCACCAAGAACCCTGACTTCGGGGCCTGCATCAGGCGATAGTCCGGCTTTGGTATCACTGGTGGCGGAACTACGACGGGAGGCAATGGCTGCTTGCAAGCGCATCCGGTCAGAGTCAAGAGCACGCACAGCAGTGCTAGTAGCAGTTTTGAGTGTTTCATAGTTCTCCGTCACTTTCTGGTTGGTCTCTGACATACGGGCCGCTTCAGCATTGCGCTTCACCTGCTCAGCCATGGCCTGCTCAAAGCTCTGTTCTTTGTAGGCAGTGAACTCATCTTGCACTTCAGCGCGGCCAGTAAGGTAGCCCTTGTGGTGCCCAGTGCTGTAGCTGACGGCATTAGCGGCAAGCAGGCCGAGAACAGCCCACAAACGCCAGTTAAGTAGAAGGCTTGTTAGCATCGAGTGCCTGCTGTTTCTGGTTGAAGTAGCGAGCACCCATTTCATGAAGCACGACGATAGAGCCAAATGCCAACCACAGCGCCTCTGAAAATCCGCCCTTTGCGTAGAACACGGTGTACACAAAGGCCCAGGTCATGGCACCTTTGCCAATATTTGACCAGAGCGCGGTCTCGCGCAGCTTGCCAGTCTGGTGATCTGTCACCAAGTCCATCACACACCATTTGCGCGTCATAGTTCTCCCCATCCCGTATCAATGTCGTTGATACCAAGCAGCGCCTGGTACATGATGGTCGCAGTGTACGCGGCCCCATGTGCTTCGTGCAAACGCCCCTTGGCGATATATCTTTCCACTTTGTCCTTGACCAGCGCAAGACCGATGGCCTCCCGGTGCGTCAGCTCGGGGTGGTGGATGTCCACATCGCCAAGATTGATGGGGTCCATATCACGGACAGCCTGCGCTAAGGTGGTGACCGCCGTAGACCCGGCGCTCGAAGTGGTCCTTGGTGAATGGTCCCTTAGCGGATTTAATGCTGTCGGGAAGCCACTGCATGTTGTATACGGCGTCGACCCCGGCGCAGTCGAGCGGAATAACGTGGTCGATTGCCCATCCTGGGCAGGCCCCAGTATGGAGTCCAGTAGCGGGACAAGCCCACTGAGCCTTGAACGCAGCGATGACCTTGGTACTTCGGGCGGTAGCTCCTGTGGAATCTCGGGTAACTTGTCCGACATAGCGATAGTCTTTCAGTGGGTCAAGTATCTGTGCACGGCTATCCCGCATACCCAAGCAAAAGATGATCGCGATGATCAGCAGCGAGTAAATGTATGCCTTTGCTTTCATGGTGTATCGAAGAGTGCTTTTTCTGCAGCCCTGCGCCGTGTGAGTCCATCCATCACCTTGCCCGCTGCGCGATTCCACCGAAGGAGCTGTTCGCTTGCTTTTGGGTCTTTTGCATTGACCATGCGCAGCAGCGTAGACGATCCAAAATTGGCCATACCGATGTTGTAGGCAAGCGCAATCATTGCCGCCAATTGATTTGGTGTAACGTCAACGGTAAGCAGTTCCTTCACGCATTTTTCAAAGTGCTCCACGTCGCGCATGAGCATGACATTTGCCATGTCTCGTGTGATCTTGTCGCCCTTCTTCACGCCGAAAGTGCACCCGTAGCCGATGGTCCAAGGTGATGCGCCAGTGCCTGGGTCCGGGTAAGCATCGAGTACACACCCCTCAAAATTGCGAATGAGATTTAGCCCTGCTTCATTCATTTCTGGCCCCTTTCAATCAGCCGGTCCAGCTTAGAGTCCAGGCGCTGATACAGATCCTGCATTTGCTTTAGCGCATCCTTCAGCCCATCGGAATTTTGAACGTCACGCTGGTGCAGGACCACCGCATCAGCTTTCAGTAGCTCAACGTCGCGCTTTATATCTGCGAAAAACCAGATCACAGCAGCGAATTGTGTGAGCATTGCGAAGATCAAGGCAATGGGTACTTTTTTATCCAAGTGCCAAGACTCTATTGGCGGGTTTTGATCCGACTCACGGCGGGTGTATTGGGATGGTTGGAATTCGCTCATGCGAGTACAGCCTTTATGTGTGCGTGTAGAGGGTCGATGCGGTTGATCTTCTTTGCGATAGCTACAAATAACTCACGGTCAGGGTTCCCGTGATCAAGGCAAAGCCGCTCCAGCGTGTCGCTGATAGTTACCTCACCGATGCGTGGGAACCCGGCAATCAGGGGCCAAGTCGTGTGCGTGATAAAAATATCAAGCAGCCAGGCAAGGACAGCAATAGGTGCGAGATACCAATACCGGCTCGGGTCGCTCACGCACAGCAGCGCAGGCTTAAGCAATAGGCACAGCAGGAAGATCATAGCTGCCCTCGCAGGATTGCGGCCTGTGCTTCGACTTCGTAAACCTTTGCCACACCGGGTATTAATGAAAGGTTCACAGCACCTCCTGTGATTTGCTTGAAAGCTTCAGCCATAAGCATAACGGTCTCGCGCAGATTGCGCTGGGTGAGCGCATTGGCTGCGTCTAGTGCTGCGAGTTTTTCGGCAACTGTTGGCGTGTGAACCGGCTTAAGGGCTTCTGCTTCCATCTCTGTGATCTGCACGCAGCCCGCTGGCAGCAGGTGCTCATGGGCCGCATCGTCCAAAAAATACAGAGCGTTGAATTGGTCTTTGTAATGCATGATTTTTCCTTAGCGAAGCTCGGCCCAGGTCTGGAGCACAGGCCCAGCGCCACTGATGAGGTAAGACGCACCGGGTGGAATTGGCAAAAATGCCGTTTCATTGACCGTATTCGCGCTCAAACTGGCGATAGTGAATGGGGTTCCGCCATTGATGGTGGCCGACATGTTTATCGTCACTGTGTTGTTATTGAATGCAATAACTGCAAAGATCGTCCGTCCGGTGGTGTTGAAATATGTCGTCCCGATAGACCGAGCGCCCGTTACAACTTGATAAGTCTGCCCATACCCCAGCGAACTCATGGCCGTCACTGCATTGCCGCCAACGCCTTGAATCGTGCTTGGTGCTGTAGCCCATGTGCCTGCTGTAGCCTGCGTGCTTTCCACGTAGCCAATGACACGGTAAGCAACGTTGGTGCGTGCCGTAGTTGAATAGACAACGTTGTTTGCCGTAGCTGCTGCGCTGATTGCCGTAGTGCTAATCAGGCCTGTTTCCGTCAGGTCATTACCGCCAGCAATATTGACTACTGCAAGTTCAATCGTTCCCGCGTTGTTCAAAGCCAAGACTACAAGGCGTGACTGTGTTGCGTTTATGGTCCCAAGCGTTGCAGTTGAAGGAACAACTAGACTTGCAGGCGTCCCGCTAACCCGAGTTACAGTGCCGCTGCTAAGTGTGGTAGAGCGGAAGTCAAGAGACAGTGCAGATGCTGAAATTGTCAGGGCGCTAGCTGCAACTGACGCAGAGATTGGCAGCAGTTGAAGTGCAGCGTTTGCTACAAAAGCAGTAGTAGCTACCTTAGTCGAGTTATCACCCGCTGCCTGAGTCGGTGCAATGACGTTGCCAGTGAATGTAGCTGTTCCGTCAGTGGCAATGCGGAAGCGCTCGGAGCCACCAGAATGGAATGCTATTGGCAAGTATGAACCAGTGCCAGATTTGTCTGATGTGATGCGCACATCCGAACCATTTGCGTACATTGTCAATGCACTGTTATTTACAGTGCTATTAGCGTTGTAAATAGAGACAGCCGAATCTGTAGATGTTCCATTTGCAAGCACGCCAAGGAACGTAGCGCCGTTCACTACGTTGCTCTGGAACAGCACCCGATTAGCAAGCGTCGCATTCGAGAAGTCGCCTGTTATGCGTCTGCCAGTGCCGGAGAAATCAAGGTTAGCAACATACGCATTTTCCCCGTAGGTCAAAGCATCCCCGGAAACTGTCGGTGCGGCCAATCCTGTTACCTTGAATCCCCCCATAGGCAAATTGCCCGTCATGGTGGTTTGCCCATCTTTCGAAACTGAGCCAGTCAAGGCCGTTGCAATGTCAGATAGGGTATTATTTGCCCATGTGGAGCTAATGGTGGTGCCAGTTGTTACTGGATTACCAGCAGGCAGAGAGTATGATCCAGTACCGTTACGTGACATTTCTAATCCTTTGTAAGCATGACTGAAAACACATCAATGCTGATTGCAATTCTAATCAAGCCGTTCGCAGTATTCACGCTTTTTGCAGCACTAATTTGCGTACGGTTTGCATTTATTCGATGGATGCCTGAAGGCCGCACCAAACGCATTTTACTGCGCCGAATTCGATGATATAAGCGCAGACGGGAGCGCTGCAGATACAGCACTAGGAAGTGCTCGGATAATCTGCTGGCGCTGCGACGGTGCCACTCTTGACAGTTCAGCCTCGATAAGCTTTGCCACCTGAGCCGGGTTATTTGCAAGCATGTCGTCCAACTTTCCAAGCATTTGCGCCTGCACTTTGTCGCCAACTACACCAGCGGCCAGTGATATGCCTTTTCCAGCCATGCCTACGCCTGGTATGTTTCCAGCCAAAGAAAGCAGCTTAGACGTGATTGGAGCCTCTTGAGCAAAGTGCTGGGCCAGCATTTCACCCTGCACTGTACGGCGGTGAGTTGCGGAGTTTGTACCCATTCCGCGCTTCAAAGCCTCTGCAATCTTGCTTGCATCTGACGTAACACCCTGAACAGTGCCAAGCTGCTCCGGTGAAAGTACGCCAGACATTTTTGCACCGCTAAAGCCTGTGGCCTGCTGTGCCAGTCGGTCGGGGTTACGCATGGCTGTTGCGAGACTTGCATAGTTCAGCGACTCAGGGATATCACCAGCCGTAGCAGGTATCAGCTTTTGCGCAAGAGACTGGCCTACCTGCATCTGGTTGATTGGTTTGCTCATCTGCGCATGCGTGGTGCGGGCAGCATCATATAGTGGGCTAATCTCACCCATGCCTTTTAGCAAGTCCTCTTGCAGCCCTTGATACGCACGCGCCATTTCCTTATCACCGGATGTGACGGCTTGGCCTATCTTGCTATCAATGGCTTTCTTTACCCAATGCATTCCTTGCACTGCAGATTCATTGTCCATACTGGTGCCGTTGATCTTTGCAAGCTCTTTGGCACGGTTCAGAATATCCTCTGGAATGCGCTGCTGGAACGCAGCAATATTTGCCTGCGCCTCTGGTGCGAGTGCGGCCATGTCTATGCCTTCGGTCCTTGCATTGCTGTACAGGCTGTCAGCCGCAGCGCTGCGTGCGGTCTTAGCAGCCGCCATATCCTCTGGAGACTTGGCAATGCCACGCAATGCGCCGGCCAATGCGGCACGATTAGAACGGCTCATGCGTGCAAGCTCACCGCTTGGCAATGCCGATGTAATGGCGTCCTCAAGGGCTGACAATCCCTCACTGCTGCCAGTCTGACCGGCAGATAGGCGAACACCTGGTGTGGCTGCTCCTTGGCCTTTAAGGGCTTGTGCAAGTGCCGCAGCATCTCCACCAGCCGCACGGTTCAGAGCGCCTCCGATGATCTTGTTTTGACCTGCAAGCGGGTCATAAATGGCCGCTTTGGCCGTTTTAAGACCGCCAACAATAGCGGGGAGCGCGGCACCTCCAGCGGCCCCAAGTGCCATATTCTGCAGACGGCTTTCGCCTTCTCCAGTTGGCTGCAAAGCGCTCAGTGCTGCGCCTGTAATGGCACCGCCGACCACTCCGTTTGCACCGGGCACAAAAGCTGCTGGGATGCCTGCAAGCACATTGCCTGCAATATTCCCGGCTTGGCCCGCGCCGGTTGCCATAAGTGGCGCATCAAGCTCACGCGCCCGGTCAATGTCTTTCTGCGATACAAGTCCAAGCATTTGCCCTGCGCCACGCCCAATGTCATACAAAGCCTTACCAGCCCCTGCGGCCGTCTTTTCAAAGATTGACATGCCATCGGTAGGGTCTTGTGCTTTGGCTGCTTGTGGGGCCTTATTAGAAGCGCCATGCAGCATGCGCAACCCTGCATCAGAGACTTTGGATAAATCACCGCGATGCAGGGCTACAAGATCAGCGTCTGAGAGTTTGGACAAGTCCATTACTTAAGCCCCCGGCGTTTCATTTCAGCATCAAATGCTGATGGGTCTGGCATTCCTTGCTGTACAGGAAGTGGGTCAATAGTCATATCCTGAGCGACATTTTTCAGTGCGGGATTCTGATTCCAACGCTCCAGAACCTTAGATCCCTTATTATGGGTAGCCATGGCTACGCGCTCTGAAAGGTCCGCAACTCGGCGCAAATTCTCTGGCGTATCGCTGATCTGACCACCGATTGCGGAGTTCAAGAATTCGCGGTCCTTGTCTGTAAACCCATTTCCTCCACCAAGGCCAGAGGACTTGATCCCGCCAAGCGTGAGCTTGCTAAGTCCGGACATAAGCTCTTGCGTGCTTGCAGCTTTACCGGAACCCACAAATCCAGCAGTCTCAAGTGCTTTTTGCAATGCCAGTCGTGCATTCGCACCAGTGCCAGTGATAGCGCCTTTATCAATAGCCGCCTTGATGCTGCGTGCATTCGTAACAAGCTCAGGAGCCGCCTTTGCTGCATCAACTGCTGACAGTGCATCCTTCGCCAATCCAGCGCCAACATCCTGATTAAACTTGTTCTCAGGGCCAGCGACGCTAACGGACATGTTCGCAGCGCCAGCACGTTTCTGGTCAATGATGAACTGTTGCAAGGACTTATCGTATCCTTGCTTTTTGGCGTATTCATATTCTGCTATCGCCTGCGGCTGGTCAAACTGCTTGGGAACCACGCCACCCATAGCCTGGCCGGTATGTTCACCCATCAATTGACCGTTCACATTCAGCAGCTTCTCCTTACCCATCAATGGAGCTTCAGCCATTTGCTTGGCAAATGCAGGGTCGCCACCAGATTGCATGAACTGCTGTGCATTGCCGCCAGCGGATTGCCACAGGTCAGCCATAGACTTGCGTTGCTGCAAAGCCTGTGCAAGCAGGGATTGCTTTTGGGCATTTTCCAATGCGCCCTGCATGCCTACTTGCTGTAGCTCTGGCGTATTGGACATGGACGCGAACTGATACGCTCCATTGATATCTGCGGGACGTGCGCCTAGGACTGGCCCTTGTTGTCCTTCTGGCATCTGCATAGCCTCTTGAGGCTGCAGCATCTTGGTGAATGTACTAACGTCAGACGTGCGCTGATTGCGTATCTTGTCAGCCAGTGCTTGCTGGTCTTGAGTAGCGCCCGCACTTTCCTCCTTGCCCCACTTTGCGCGGAGCAAGTCAGCCAGGCCTGCAATCGGATTCATGGGGACAAAATGATTGCCAACCATCCGCCCGCCCTGTGCGGTTGGGTTTTTCAGTGCTTCGGCAAAAGCCTGACGGCGGCGGATGGCTTCAGACTCCGCGTCATACGCGCCTGGGGCCATGATTGGAGTTGCCATTTACTTCTTCCCCATTTTTCCACCGGCCAGGCTAAACAGTCCATTCATAGCATCCGACCCAAAAGCATTGTTCGCATTGGTCTGTCCAAGCTGTGCCTGATACCCGGCCTGGGCTGCTCCAAGCATATCAGCACCGCCAGTCGTAGCCTGCTGGTTGTAGCTGTTGAATGTGGGGTTAGTCACTTGCGAGCCGGTACGCAGGGCATTGAGGTTGTTCAAGTCGCGTGAGTTGAAGTACTGCTGCTCTTGGATTCCTTGCTGCCGTGCCTGCTGGCCCACGCTGATGCCCTGCAATGCAGCCTGACTCATGGCGTCATTCTGCTGATGATCCATATCAGACATGCCGTTTTTCCATGCCTCGGTGCCGCGGGCGATGCCCTGATTCGCCATTTGCGTCTCAAGTGCTGATTGCTTTCGGTCAAACTGAGGCTGTAGTCGCGCCATGATGGCGTCCTGTGCAGTCTGCCCCGGATTGATGGCTGAAGGCGTCAGGGCAGAATCATTCCACCCTTGTCCCTGTTGTCCTGCAACGCCTTGCATTGCATGGTTTTGCAATCCTGCCAATCCCAATGCGGATTGATTGTCGGCGTTCAGAAGTTGCTGCCCAGTGCTGGACAGGTTCATATTCTGGTCCCAAGTCCCGTTTGGATTTTCTTGGTACGTCAGAGAGCCGTAGGGCGTGTACTGGTTTACCCGGTTAGCTCTTGTGGCTTGCTGTGCAGCGGCTAGATTGCCTGCGGCAGTGGCATTTGCAGCCGCAGTGTAATCGGGTGCTGCCGGGGCATCTTGTATGCCGAATACGCTTTTTACTGCGTTCATAGATTTTTAACTCCAACAGTTGCGACTTCTTTATAGCCGTGTGATCTAACCCATCCCTTCCTACCGCAGTACGAAATAAGCTCGAATCCATTTGCACGACCGTAGTCTTCTGCCTGTTGAGCCAGAATATCCACTTGGTCCATTATGCCAGCGGCAAGCCATATTTGCAGCGCTTTTTTACCCAGCATCACGCCGCTATTGGCGACTAAAACGGACTCTTCTAGCTCGAACAGGATGTAATCCTGCTCCCTTACCTGCTCCCACGGAATGGCACACAGGCTCTCATTTACCAATGGCTCCAGCAGGTAACGCCACTTATCAATCATAGGATCGCACCCGACTCAAACACCACGTCGGTGGATACCCACCGCACATCGATTCCGCTTGATGCCACACGCATCTGTAGTGCTCCGTAGTACCCAACGCCTGATGTTCCTTGCCAGTCTTGGTAAATGTCAAACTCACCAGCCCACGGCGGGACATCCCATAGAGATAAATCCCACCCGCCATAGCCTACTGGTGTAAATGTGAATGGGGTAGTATTCATTGTCAGGTTGAAGTCTGTATTGATCGACCCAAGCAGCGCGGGCCTACCACTAGCCCGGATGATTGGACGGATCATTGTCCAGCGCTTCAGATTTCCGGGGTTTCCGTAAGTGGAAAACGCCTGAATACAGGTGCCGTTGATATTGCTTGTGTCGTCTACGTAGCCGTTCCATGCACGACCAATAAAGCCATTACCTCCATAGTACGGTTCGTCCCCAAACAACTCCCAGCAGTTTGCATTCCACCCGGTGAACCGGCCCCAGCACTTGCTGATGGTGTTCATCACATATTGCTCTTGCTGGGTGCCCTCTGATACGGGGACATTCAAGAAAAGCATGTTTTCTTTGGCGTAATACAGGATTTCCCAGCCAAAGTTTGTAGAGTAGTTGGATACCGCACTGGAGATTGCAAACTGGATTTTGTCGGTCACTGCAACCCGTGGATTTACACGGGACGATTGCAAAGCGCCACCCATGGGTACTAGGCCATCCTGAGATATGTAAAACAGGTCTCCAGCGAATTTATACAAGCACCGCTCACCTACCGGTGCACCAAGCGCCCAAACGCCCTTAAGTGCCCACGTGGTGGCGCTGCTTGGGTCTGTGCCCTGATAGACGATCACTTCGCCGTTACTTGTGACGATCACGTAGTAATCATCAACACCGGTACCCGCATCAATCGTCCAAGTCGCATGTGCAATTATCCTGCCTCCGCGCTGCGCCACCGAAGACACATCAATTGCATTGGCTGCACCGCCTATTGATAGGACGGGAAGATACCAAGTCTTGAGTGTGTTTTTTCCAATGAACCAGACCCGGTTTTTGAATACGATAGGGCTGTTTAGCGTGGTGGTGGTCACGCCGGTTATCGCCGGTGTGGATGCGCCGTCTACTTGAGTCCAAGTCGCACCGTCGTACACCATGGGCTTATCAACACCGTTGGCGGTGTATAGGAAGCTTCCGCCGGGTGTTGCCACGTTGGTGTACTGCCAGCGTGAATTAGCCTTACCAGTGGCTACAGCAGCCCCCACAGCACCCGCTGCGCTTGCGTTGTAGAAGCTGCCTCCAGCCACAGCGAATAGCTTTTCTGTGGTGCCGGCTGAGTACACCATTAGGCTTTCCACTTGCCCGGATATGCCTGTAACGTGATTGGTGTAGCCCTTGCGAAGCTGGCATTCCGTGGTGAGCGGAAACCAGTTATCCATGACCACGGCGTCCTCTGGATTCATGGCTGCGAGAGAGTCGCGAGCGTTCCAGCCACCTACGGGTGCGGGCAGAGAGACGGAACTAGATACCGCCTGGCGAGCCCCTTTTGTGCGTGCAGCTTGGCGCATTTAGACGTTCCAGCTACCAGCCGGGACAACTATGCCGGGGAAAATATCGTACTTGGTATTCGACAGATTCAGCCAATCCTTCGACCCATCTTTGCCCATTGCATCCATGCATCGGCGTTCGTAGGTGCTGAAGTCCTCGGCGTACTCAAAGCCTTTGAGCTTTTTCCAGCGCCAGATTGTGCCAAGCACAAGCAAGTTCCATTCAAGCCTTGGAATGTCTGCATCATTACCCCATTCTTCGCGCCCGGTGGCACCTGTTGAATCGGCACACCAGTTGCGGGTGGTGTACTCAAAGACGCATGTTTGACCGGCGCTTGGAAACGGGTACATGTAGAGGTTTCCGGCCTTGACGCGGAAGTTAGACCATGGGCCATTGATCGCAAAGGCCTTGTTTTGCTGCCATCCTTGGGCTGTTTTTGGGCCATACACCGGGCGGCGCAGGGAGCGATTCCAGATCGTGTCGTTGATGATATAGCCAAGGCCTGGGGCGATAGTCTCCATGGCTCCCTGAAGATCTGCCGCAAGCGTGGTGTATGTTGCCAAAGTCTGCAAGCCGGTCCACTCATGGCGGGCTGCAAGCTCTTGCCCTTCCTCATTGCAAAGCGCCAGAATCGTGGTGATCTGGGTATCGGTGTTTCCTATGGCTTGATTGGGTACCGCAAGCGATAGACGGCCGCAGATTGCTTGAACGATAGAAAGGCAAGTAGCCATTGATTACTCCACAGGTTGACCCTCGGCCATTTCTGGCTCGACAATTTTGGGTTTGCGCCCACGCTTAACCTGTAGAGGTTCGCCCTCATTATCGCTCACCTGCTCCAGCTTGGAAAGGCGTTCGGTAAGCATTGCAAGCTGCTGCTTCAAAAGCTCATTCTCCACGGTCGCAGAGTCCTTGCCCTTGCACCACTCCTGCGCCTTTTGCTTCAACTCGCGCCCACCCATGCCGTAGCTGCGCATAGCCTCCTCGGTCATGGCGGCAACGTCCTCAATGGTCAGGATGTGCGTGGAGATGAAGTTGTCAGCCTGAGCCGGGGACAGCACGGGCCACTCCTTTACAGAGGTTCCGTTCAGCGGGGCATCTTGGCCTTGCTGCCAGGCTTCAAACTTCTTGTGGAACCCATCAATCCATTCCTGCGGGTAGGCGTCAGCCGAAGCGTTAACGGCCTTGATCTTGAGCATCTTCAGCCAATCGGTTGCGATGCGCTCGACTTGATCTTTGGAACCTGGCTGCATGATAAATGCCATGTCCAAGTCTTTGGTAACGCGCCGGCCGAGCTTTTCGGACTGCTGTTTGTCGTGGACAGCCATACGCTTGAATTCAACAAATGGGGGGCGTGCTTGATGGAGTTCCATGGTCTATTTCCTGTTTAGGATTTCATTGCAGAAGGCACTGATTAATGCCCTCTGAAATGAAAGGGACCGAAGTCCCTTCCAAGATTACACCACCTGACCCTGTGCAAACGGGTTGTTGATGATAGCAGCACCATAGCCGGTGTAAGTACCGGTCAGAGTGATCGAACCGGATGCAGTTGCAACCTTATCGATAGTACCGATGGCAGAGCCGGTGTAGATGGTGCGGCCATCAGGGTCAAGAGCGGCCACCACGGTACTAGCAGGGATGCCAGTGCCGGACAGCGCCATGCCGATGAAGAAGCCGTCGTAACCGGAGGCGCAAACCACCTTGGCAGAACCCAGTACGGTCGCAGCGGTTACCGTCTTGGTGCCAGTCGCGGAAATGCGGTTGCGGGTGTTCAGCAGTTGCTTGCCGTTAGCCAGAGTGCCTGCAATGCCAGCAGCGGCCACAGCCACAGCGGTATCTGCGGCAACGGTTGCATTGGTCTTGTAGACGGCGAAGCCTTCGGTCTGAATCCAGCCGTAAGAGCCGGAAGCAATGGGAGCCATTGCCACGCCAAACGAAAAGCCTTGGCCTGCCGTAGTTGGCAGCAAAGCGCCAGCGTAGGCTTCAGTCCACATGACCAGAGAGCCCTTCAAGATGGCGTCAGCCGACTTGATGTAGACAAACTTACCGGTGCCCCAGTAAGGGTCAATGGCGGTCACAGTCATGCCCAGCGGCTGGCGCTGAACGGTATCGGGGGCAAACCAGTCATTGAACGGTTGGGTGCCCAGAGTGGGGGAGATTGCAGCGAACATTTTATTCCTTTGTGAGTTGAAAGGGTGTGAGTTAGGCTCACACCCTACTGGACATTAAGCCTTACCAACGCCCTGACGAGCGCGGTTCGAGCAGACCAAGTTACCTTGGAACAGCACGGGGATAACCAGTGCGTCCTGGTTCACCGAGCGCAGCTCAGGCATGATTTCCATGTTGGCATCTTGATGCACCACCAACTCCAAGAAGTCGGTGTTCAGGAAGTACATGTGGTTGGCCGGAATGCCCGAGGCGCTGGAGTCAAAGAACACGTCAGCGGTCTTGTACTTCATGCTGATCATGCCGCCCTTGCCTTCGTCGGTGGGCGCATAGCGCTTCAGGGACGATTGCGAGGCTTCATAGAAACTGAAGTAGTTCGAATCCATGACGATCAGGTCAGGCGTATCGTTGCCGCGAGTGCACTGCAGCCACAGGGGCAGCATCATGCCTGCTTCAATGGTCGCTGCGCTGACGGTCACCGAGTTATCGGATGCGTCAAACACCTGGTTTTGCCAGAATGGGAAAGTGGCGGAGTTGATGCCGCCGACGGTGCCGGTGCCAAGGTCAGCCACCAGTGCCTGGATGCCGTTCATCTGGTTGGATGCGGTGCCGTCAGAGTACAGGTCGCCAGACAGGCCGTTAGCCATCGAGCGTTGTGCATTTTTCAGCTTTGTCTTCACAAAGTTGATGATGCGATTGGAGCCGCTGTTAGTGCGGATTTCCAAGCCGGAAGCGGCAACGTTGACGGCCACTTGACGCCAAGCGAATTCAGCAGCGCTGATCACGTCCACAGCACCGACGTTCAGAACATCAAAGCCGCTGTAGCGCTGGTATGTGCTGTTTGCAGCGTAGTCCATGGGTGTGACGATGGACAGGCCACCATCCTCAAGGCGAATGCGGCCCTTGTCGGTGATGCGGCGGTACAGCGCGTTGTGATTGGAAACGTTATCGGCCACTTCTTTTTTGTGGTTGCGATACGTGGTACTCACCAGTTCGGTGAAGGTGTTAAACAGGGTGGATTGACCGGGGGATGCCATGATGTGCTCCTAAATTAGATTAGACCAAGCTCTCGCGCTTTGTCTCGAATGGTGTCGTCAATACTGCCCACTTGCTTGGCCGATGGCAGCGTACCCTTGCGAGATACATTGACAGCAGCAGCCTGCTTGGCAGCTTGTGCTTTCTGAGTGGCCTGCGCTTTCCGGTCGGTATCGGCTTTGGCTTGCTGTTGGGCAAGAACCTGGGCACGCACCGTTGGGTTGGCGTAGATTGCCTTCTCATAGGCATCGCGGAGGTCGGTCGCCATACCAGCCTGTAAGAGGCCAGCCATGTCGTCGCGAACTGCCGCAAAATGCACGTTAGCGGGATCGCCGGAGAATCGCTCGATTTCGCTGTTAAGCGTGGCGCTCTCTTGCTGCTGACGTGCTTGGGTTTGTTGTGCAATCCAGCCCTCCATTTGGGAGAGCTTTTGTTGGAGTGCGTAAGTGGTGCCGTCAAATGGCACTGGTTGTGCTTGTGCCGCTTGCTGAATGTCGATGCCGTAATCGGCTGCGAGCTTGTGCAGCATCTGCACCTTTTGCTCTTGGCTACCGCCTCGAAGCATGGAGTCCGCAGTAAACAGGGCTTGCACGGCCACATCCGGCGTCATGCCTGAAGACTCGATATTCTTCATGTACGGCGCAATGACATTGCGGATGGTGTCGCCGAATTGCGCCTTCTCGCGGTACTGCTCAAGCCCTCGGTGCATTTCATCCGATCGGCGAATGAATTCCTGCATCACCACCGGGTCTTTGGCAATGGCCCCTGCGGCCTCTTTGCGCAGGCCTAGGCGCTGCAACTCGATTGGGATGGCGGGCTCTGCCGCCACAGCCTCGACCTGAGCTTGCGCAGCCTCTTCGGCTGGCTCTGGCTCTGCCGGGGTGGTATCTGTTGGCGGTGTTTCTTTGGAAGAGAAGCGGCCTTTATCGTCGCGTGAGCTATCGCCATCCCGCGCCTCGATATCTTCGAGGGTCTTGCGGATGGTGTCATCCATCGTCAATTCGGGTTGGCTATCTTCGACTGTTGAGTCGATCACTTCGTCTTCCATTTCAACTCCAGTTAGGGTTTGCACCTATTGTAAACACATAATTTTGTGTTATGTGTTTTTTATATACTGCTTTCAAGTACGGCCTGCTTCTCAGGGCCAAGTGATTTATAAGCCTCGACAACTGCGCTCTCGATAGCTGCATCTGCCTTCTTTTCCTCGAATTTAACCCTGTTTTCGGCAACTTTTCGCTCTGAGTCCATACCTTCCCACGGGCGTGAACCACTGCGGGCCATATCGTCACGGCGCTGCCTTGGGGTGTCAATCCACTTGCCGGTGATGGGGGACTGATAAGCGGGCATGACGTACAAGGATGCCGTGCGCTTGGGGAATGCATGCATCATCAGCTTGTCACGCCAGCCCTGCTCTGGATCGCTGTAATACTTGCTATTGCAGTCAATCCAATTGGCTTTGTCGTCTGCTGTAAAACCAAGCTGCGCTTGAATCTGTTCGTAATCCATATTCACCCCATTAAAAGCATCATTGCTTCTTCGTCATCGTCGTCTAACTCTTGCTGAATTGCTTTTATATCCGCTATTTCAGCAGATAGCCACTCTATAAACTTGGTTTCCTGCGTGTAGTCAATGCGCGGTATCTCTACCTTTGCCTCGCGCTTGATCTCGGCCACCACAGCGGGAGCCGGGACGATACCCATGATTCTATGGTAGGTCGCCTCGATGGTGTCCTCGATGGCCTCCTCGCGCTGGCTCTTCTTCTTCCAAGCCTGTTTACTCCAGCCTGGGTTACGCAGGGCATCATCCCCGCCGCGCCGGGTAGGCGTCTGCACCAGTGCGTCGGCTAGGCTCTGGCCTGCCACAAGATACGCGCCAGAGCCAAGGCTGTCAGCGTAGACCACAGTGCCGGTCTTAACGTCAGTAACCGTCTGCCCGGTGTAGGCGTATGCACCTGGGGCTAGATTGTCTGCGCGGCTGCGCAGGTCAGTAATCGACTGGCCTGCCAAAGCATAAGCGCCAGCGCTCATTGCATCGGCATAGGCCTTGCTGTCAGTGAGCGCCTGCCCGGCAATGGCGTAAGCCCCGACACTTAGCGCATCGGCATAAGTAACAGGTCCGCCGCCCGTGGTCACTACATCGTTGACGTTCTGGCCGCTGATGGCATAGGCACCAGTAGCCAATGCATCAGGCCGCGCCACAGAGTCCGTTACCGCTTGGCCAGCGATGGTGTACGCGCCTTTGGTAAGCGCGTCATTGCGCGCCAGCAGGTCGCTAACCGTATTGCCAGCTATCGCATACGCACCCGCAGAGAGCGCGTCAGCCTTGGCTACGCCGTCAGTCAGTGCCTTGCCAGATACCGCATAAGCGCCTGCGGATAGGCTATCCGCATAGGATGCCGGCCCACCGCCGCCAGCCGTTAGCGCAAGCAGCAGGGACATTTAGATTACTCGTTGAATCCGTCGAAGCCGATCAGGTGGCCGAACGCGCCAGCGGTAGCCGCCGTGCCCACATAGCGGCAACACACCTTGACAAACTCGCCGGGGAATACCGGAAAGTCCGTCAGCGGAACCTGAATGCGTGCGCCGGTCACCAGCGCAGCGGCTGCGGCAGCGAAGGTCTGCACGCCCAGCGGGATCACGCGGCGAATCTTGGTTGTCGCGCTCTCGGTCGTAGCCTCGGATACCGCCGTGCTGCCGATGGACAGATACCACACGATATTCATACCGCCACCAGTGAGGGCTGTCTGCACGTAGGTTTCCAGCCAGCAGCCGCGCAGGTACAGCGTCTTACCCGTCAGCGCCGCGCCGTTGGCCGGGTTTTGGTAGCTGCTGATGATCAAGTCGGTGTTAACCGCCGCCGTCGCTGTGGCAGTGAAGTGACCGCCCAGGCCGGAGCCCAGTGCCGCAGTGGTGTTGGTTGGCACTGCCGCCGTGGGCACGGTGTTGTTCACGTAGCTGGCCGTGATACCTGCGGCCGTGCCGTCCTGCGTGTAGGCGCTGTGCCCGCCCTGCCCGGTCAGGCTCAGTGTGTAGTCGCGGTTTGGGGTTTCTTCTTCCAGCCAGGCAGCAACGTGGCCTACCTTGAACTGCGATGCGCTGGCCGGGGCTGTTGCTGATGTGTAGGTGCGCTGCGAGATGTACAGCGCGGTGTTGATCAGCGAACTGCCCGCCGTGCTGGGCCGCATCAAGTTGGCAACGCGAACGCCATCAATCAGGAACTCCGCACCCTCGTCGCTGATGCGAATGAAGTAGTTCTTGATGCTGTTTATCGGTGCCAGCGTGGCCGCACTCAGTACGCCGGATTGCGCCTCGATACTGTTTGTGACCAGCACGCACCGGAACTCGCCCAAAGCGTTGAACCGGAATAATGCGCCGTCAGTGATTGCACCGTTGAACGTGGTGTAGTTGAACGCACCCCATTCAGTGACGTTGTTTGACAACGGCGTATTCGTGGGGTAGCCGTCAATCTCAATGACGGTAGCACCTCCCATGTTGATAGGAACCGGCTGGGCAGATTGGTTGCCTGAGCCGGTGGACAGCGTAGTGACGTTGCCGCTGTTCAGGGTCAGCAGGCCGGATGCCACGGCCACGGTCTGGGTCGTAGCGATCTGGTGCCAGTAGCCGGTGTTGACCGCAGTGCCTGGGAATGTCTTGCTCACGATGAGCGAAGGGATGCCAGCCAGCAGACGCGTGTCAGACGTTATCAGGGCCTTGCGGACCTCTCGCGTGCCGGTGACCGTGCCAGCGTCAGACTCTGCCGCCAGCGATGCAAAGCCAGCTTGCGCCACGGCCGTGGGCATGTTGACCTTGGCGTTGTTGTTTACATCAACCTCAGCGCCGTAACCAGTTACCGAACCGACAATTCTTGAATCCAATGGCATTTAATCACTCCAGACCCAACGAAGGGCAAATTTACCTTGCAGCTTATGCTGCGATGTGGCGTAAATCGTAAAACCAGTCCCATCCGTGGGAGTGCCGCAGGTCAGGCCCGCCAGCATGTCGAAATAGCGGTGGTCATTGGCTGTGTGCCCATCGGTAGACGTGTCGTCAGCCATGATGAATGCCTCCGCCTTGCTTGTTGCACTGATGCCAGTCTGCCCAGTGACTGCAATGGATGCATCGTTCGCCCCAGGGAAAGCCCCGAAGTCGA